TTGGGAGTAATCACCGATAGATAATTCTAATAAACTATCCATCATTTCGTCTTCAATTTCAATTGAACGAACTGGTGCTCCTAATAAGTGTTTAATTCTTGTGTATAACTTACTTCTTTCGGGTTCTTGAATTATTATTGACATAATGATATTTTATTAATAAATATCGTTAAGTTCATAAATAATTTTTTCTCTTTGAGTAGGTTTAATTTTTATTGGTGTTAAGATTGGACTATTAGGTGTGTATTTATAAGCGAGAACATCACTACCTTGTTTAATTCTGTATCTTATAGCTAGTCTATGTTCACTAGAACCTCTTTGTCCTGCGTTAGACCAATACAATTCAATATCTTCAATATTAATAATTGTGTAGTTATCCAATATAATACCTGATAAATTTTTCTTAATTTTTTCTAAAAAGTCTGTATGATTTTCATTAATCCAAACAAAAATATCGTCAATGATATGATTATAAAGGTTAATGTATTCGGGTTTTAATTTACCTAATTCACCTTGTTTAAATATTGAGAAAAATTCTGATAAATAACTATCTGCTGCAAAGTTTATTTTTTTAACTTCAAATAGTTCTCCCTCATTAAATATTTTTCTACCATTCTCTAAAGTTAAATTTTTAATACTTTTTAAATCGGCTTTAATTGGAGGTGTTTCTAAAATAGAAGCTTCAATACATTTTTTAATATTGGTAATTATTGATTCATAAGTTTCATCACCACTTTGTATTAATTTTATTAAATCAAAAAAACTTTCTTTAGTTTCTAAATCGCATTTATATTTTAATTCTAATTTAGTTCTATAAGGTATAAAAACATCTCCAACAAAACTATCTTCGTATTCGGAATATTCTTTATTACGAACAGATTTTAGGATGTTTTCTAAATCATCTTCATTAGTAGTGTCATCTAAATTTTTTAAATTCTGACGTGTTTTAGTATTATTAAATTTTGGGTCGTTGATAAAATCCGAAATAGTGTTTAGGTAAGATACGGTATTACTACTGTTTAAAGAAAGATTAATAATTTTAGGTAAGATACCTGATTTTTTCCAAGTAAAAAAATTAAATAAGTTTTCAACACTTTTATTTAACGATGTTAATTCGTCACCTTTTATCTTTTTACTAAAATCATATAATTTACAATAAGGTGTATCTGTATTATTTTTAGTTTTTTTACATAATGAATAAATATAGTTTAATGGTTCATCAGGGAATAGACTTCCCTGATTTGCTATTAATCTTTTATATTGTGATTGACTTATTAAAACTTTCATAATAAATAAATATTATGTAATATCAAATTTTCTATCCTTTTTATTAAATACATAATTACCATCAACAATTTTTGTGTTTTGGTTGTCAAATATTAATATATTTTTACCACCATTACTAAATTTAGAAAAAATCATTAAATCTGTGTAATAAGGTTTAACATTAGCGGTATTATATATAGTAATGGTGTCATCTTCTTCATTATATTGACTTCTACCGAAAGGTTTTATTTGTGCGGTATACGTCTTAGGGTATATGGTTAATTCACAATCAACACCTTTAAGAGCGTCTTTATCATTACCTATTTCTGCTACGCTTACAACATTTTCATCTTTAAATATTTGTTTTAACACTTTTATTGTGTCATCTTCTGTTTTAGCTCCAGTTCCGGTTGTTCTACTAGTTATTTTAATTATTTTGTTAAAAGTTGACGAATTTGGGTTAAAAATTCTAGTTTTATATTCGTCAATAACATTAAGGAATTTTTTAGTTTGTTCAATTTGTTCTTTTGGTGTCACACCCAATATTTGTATTTCAGGTCTTGACTGACTTCTTAACACTTTATTAACATCATTTAATAAAACACAAAAACAACTATAATTTGTATTAATAAAATTAAGACCGGAACGACCTTTTTTCTCTAAATCATAAATACCGGATAATTGTCCAGGTCCATATTGATTTGCTTGATAATAGTTGTCCGGAAAAACTTCCATTAACATTCTATCAATTTCATTCGTAAACATTTTTTTAACTTGTGGGTTTGAGTTGAAAACAAAACGAAATTTTTCATCTAATTCTCTGCTACATTTTTCGGATGAATTATCACCGGCGGTTGAATTATATTTAATTTGTTCTGTAATATTTTGGGCTTTAGCTTCTATAATTTTCATAATAATTTTTATTTTAATAAATAGTTTATCTTAACGAATTAATTTTGTTCATCATATTTGCGATGATATCGCCTTTATCTATATTATCACCCATTACGGTGTCAATAACATTCTTTTTATTTGATAACATGTCGTAAATTACACCCTCAATACTGTTGTCAAAAATCGGGTAGTACACTGATACGGAGTTTTTCTGACCATATCTATAAGACCTATCTTCGGCTTGTTGATGATGCGCTGGAACAAAGGATAAGTCATTCATTATAACCGCTTCTCCAGCTGTTAGTGTTATTCCAGCTCCAGCAGCAATTAAATTCCCAACAAAAACTTTAATCTTATCATTATTCTGAAATTCATCAACCGCGTATTGTCTTTTTGGGTTGGAACAACTTCCGTCCAAATATACAGATTGTTTTCCAAAGTGTTCATGTATTTTTTGTAAAACTCCGGTAAAGTTGGTAAAGATAATAACTTTTTTATCTTGGTCAATAATATTTTGTGCTAATTCTATCGTATGTTTTATTTTTTCTTCGGCAATAACTTGTCTTACCTTCATTAACATACTGAATTGTACGGTTAATGAACTTGATTCCTCTTTTTTCTTATCATACCAATCATAATACTCACCCATTAAACCCATATATTGTTTTGAGTTTAATCTCAAATAAACTGGTGTTATAATTTTATCGGGTAAATCTAAGACTTCGGTTTTTAATCTCCTTAAAAATTGTCTTGAGGTTCTGTCTCTTAATTCTTCTAAATTTGATGCTCCGGTTACATTCCATACTTTACGATTTCCGGCTTTGAATTGGTATCCTTGACAATATCTTATAGCGTAAGCCATCCAGTTTTGAGCTACAGGACTTTCTATCAATGAAAGTAAATTAAAATAGTTCATTGGACGAGAAGTCATTGGTGTTCCTGTTAATAACCAAAGGTATTTACTTTTTTTAGTAAAACTATTAACTAATTTAGAACGAATACTTTGACCATTAGAGATATAATGGGCCTCATCTATTATTATTAAGTCAAAGTTAGCTTTTGTTATTAAAGAGTTCTCAATATCTTTTAAATCGTGAAAATTTTTAAGGATATCGTAATTAACAATTACAAAATCGTGTTCAGTTGAAAAGTTTTTACCTTCGCAAATATACACACTTCTATCCGAATAATTCTCAATTTCTCGTTGCCAGTTTATTTTTAATGATGCTGGACAAATAATTAAGATTTTTTTAGAGTCAACTTCTAAAGCCGCGATAACCGCAGCACTAGTTTTGCCAAGGCCCATATCGTCCCCTAATATAAACCTTTTTGTTCCAGATAGTTTCTCAATTGCGAGTTTTTGATGGTCAAGTGGCGGTCTATGTGAATACTTAGAATAATCAATTATAATTTTTTCGGTTGTATGAGTTTTTAATAATGCACCCTTTGGTAACCAAAAATCGTGAATGGTTTCACCTGACAATATTTTACCCCAAATATGATAAGCCTTATCTTTCTCAACAAGTAATTTCTCAACCCAAACTTGTTCGGGTATTTTAACAAGTAATTTTTCGTCGGCTAATTTTTTACCAAAGTAAGGGTCTAAGTCAACCCATTTTTTAGCAACTTTAGGGGTTACTTCGTGATAATTAATTATATATTCTGATTGAGAACGAGTTGGAAAGAATTTTTTATTATTTTCCTTTTGGGTTTTCATTTTAAGAATATGGTTATTTGCTCCCGAATAGGTTTCAAGTATTTCCAACGCTCGTTGTTCTAATAATGGAGTATTTGTATTTTCCAAAGTTATAATTTTAATTAAAAAATAAGTAATAAATGGATATTTATAAATAAAAAATTAATTATGTCAAACAATAAAATGCCAATTTCGAGAATCGGCAAATTTTTTGGTGAGGAAGACTATAATTTGGAGCTTTCATTTGGTGAGGAATACTTGTATGGTGATATGAACTTTACATTAGTTTTATACCGTGTTGACAGACAAAAGACGAAGAAGGATGATGTTTATGGTGAAGCGGTGTCTGACGCGATAACATTTTTACCACCTGTTGAATTTAAGGGGTTGGTTCAGGTGATGGCACCGGAAAACAAATATTTGGGTAACTCAAAGATAGAACAATTTGAACCAGGTAATTTAAGAGTTTCTGTTTATCAAAGACATTTAGAGGAATTAGAAATTGACATCAATTATGGTGATTATATAGGGTATTACGAAACTGAAGATAGAATTAGATATTATGTTGTAAATAATGATGGTCGTGTAACATCGGATAACAAACATACTTATGCTGGATATAAACCATTTTATAAAACCATAATGGCTTCACCGGTTACAGATAATGAATTTAGAGGATTATGAAAATAATAATTACGGAGAATAAGTGGTTAAATTATATTGAAAAAGAATTGGAAGAAACTTTCAATGAGGACGATGAGTTAGATTGGACATATGCTGAAGATTTAAATGGTAATGAGGATAAAAATCTTATAATTTTTTATAGAGGTGATTGGGAAGGTGAAGATTATAGTGATGTGGTTTTTGCTTATTACACCAAAGATTATTTTGATGATAGTCCGGCTAATTCTCATAATAGAGCTACATCACCCATATTAATGGTTCAAAAATATCACAAACTTAATGAAAAGTTTGGAGAAGTTTGGAAAAAACCGATGAAAAAATGGTTTTATAAAAAATTTGAATTACCTATTAGGTCAATTACATCATACTAACTAAAATATGAAAATAATAATAACAGAAAGACAAAAAAGACTACTTGAGAAGATAACCAAAACAGATGTTATATGTGACAATTGTGGTTGGACTTGGAAGTTATTAGATGGTGGGAACGACCCTTATATTTGTCATAAATGTGGTCACGATAATGAAGAACGAGAATAGTCATATAGGTGAAAAAGTAATGGTCTATTATAATTTAAATAAACATACTTTTTCAGTTACTTATAAAAATAGATTAATTACACATGCCGATTACATTAAACTAAACGACATTGAATTTAGAGTTAGACAGGGTGGTAGAGAAAAAGTTATAAAAGAAAAAAGAAAAAATGTTCACTCATTTGTGATTGGAACATTAATGGATTATTGTAAATACCCTTGTGAGAGTCTACCAAGTGAACCAAATAGTCATATTGTTACTTACGACCCATACAAATATAACTCTTATGTTATGAAAGACACCCAAGAACCAATATACAAAACAGGTGAGGTAGAAATGATAAATTCAATAAACAAAATATTTATAACAAAACCATAAGATGCCAGTACCTAAAAAAAATAAAAAACATATTCCGTTAACTTATTCTAAAACTCTATATCCTAGACGACAAGAGTTAGTTGACAAGATAAATGAAAACGGAACTTATCTACCAAAATCCCTACTACACTCCGATTTAGATGGTGGTTTTTTATCATTTGTCAAGAATGACTTAAAGACTGTTGTAGACGGAAAATCAATTCCAATGATTGACATTTTAATGACAACTCAAAACTGGTCTCAATTTGCTGAAACATGGAATTTCCAAAATTTAGATAAGAATGTTGAACCCCCATTTATAACAGTGGTTAGAGTTCCTGAAGTAAAATACGGAACTAATCCGGCTATAATATACAATATACCAAATAGAAAACAATATTTCTACGCTCAAGTACCGACTTGGGATGGTCAAAGACAAGGTATGGACATTTATAAAATACCACAACCAGTTCCTGTTGATATTTCATATACTGTTAAGATTATGTGTAATAGAATGAGGGAATTGAATGAGTTTAACAAAAACATTTTAGAGATGTTTGCTTCAAGACAGGCTTATACAACTATCAAGGGACATTATATTCCAATTATTGCTGGTAACATATCTGACGAATCGGTTGTGGATATTGAAAAGAGAAAATACTACATCCAAAGTTATGAATTTACGATGTTAGGGTTTCTTATTGATGAGAATGAATTTGAGGTGTCACCGGCAATAACAAGAGTGTTACAAGTAGTTGAATTTGAGAAAGAACCAAGAAAAAAAAGAGTTAGACAAGATACTAATCCATCAGGGGTCTCATTAACTTTAACATACCCAATAGATGTGTTGTCCGTAACCCAAACATTTGATTACACCGTAAATATAAATTTGGGAGATACATCAAATGTTGATACTTTTGATGTTTATATTAACGGTGATTTTTACGGGTCGGATTTATCGGAAATATTAATTAATACAAATGATGTTTTAAGAATTGATATAACAAAACAAGATAATCTTACAACAGCGTCAATTAAATTAAACAATGAGTTAATTTAATTCTCACCATAGATATCTTTTTTATCTTTACAAGTCTCAATAATTAAATTTTCTAAAAACTTATAAATTTTAATACCTCTTTTCTCACAATATAATTTTAATATGTTGTGAGCATCTTCCGATATCTTTAAGTTTTTTATTTTTTTATTGTTCTCTTCCATAGTATATAAATACTTCATTTGTGTAAATAGGTCGTTTATTGATATTATCACACGAAAAGTAGAAAAAAGGTAGAAAAAAGTATCCTAAATTGTAAATTCTTTATAGTTAGTAAAGTGTTTTGGTTTTTTTTGTAATATTTATATATAAACAATAAATTATTTAACTAAAAAACTAATGGCAACAAACAGTAAAGTATTTGTATCTCCTGGAGTATACACATCTGAAGTTGATTTAAGTTTCGTGGCTCAGAGTGTGGGTGTAACTACGCTAGGTATCGTGGGGGAAACTCTTAAGGGTCCAGCATTTGAACCAATCTTTATACGAAACTTTGATGAATTTTCAACATTTTTTGGGGGAACATCTCCAGAGAAATTTATAAATACCCAAATCCCTAAATACGAGGCGAGTTATATCGCAAAATCTTATTTGCAACAATCAAATCAGTTATTCGTAACTAGAGTATTAGGATTATCAGGGTATGATGCGGGTCCATCTTGGACAATAACATCTGTGGCGAACGTAGACCCAACAACAATTGATTTCAAGTGTTCAGGTTCAACTACCGTTGATTGTGAAATCATATGTACAGGTTACACTAAAACATTAATGTCTGTTAACTTTACAGGTTGTACTGGAAATATTGATAGTATTGGTTTTACAACAAGTTTCCCTGCTTCTATCACAAACAAAATTAATGCTTCTTATGAATTATTTAACGGAAGTACTTCTGTTATTAGTTCTGATTTAAAAGGTCAAATTTTTGACATTATCAATACTCCAAGTAAATCTGCAACATCTGTTTATTATTTCGGAGCTATCGTTGGTGATGATTATACTGGCCCTACATTATCAGGATATACTGCTCAAACAAACGTTTTTGGGGTTAATAATGTAAATGCTGATTTGATTAATTATTCAGCACCTCAAAATGATGCTTGGTATTACTCATTATTTGATAATGTTGGTAATTCAGTTTATAGTGGAACTTCATTCTATTCTACAATTACTAATTTCACTCAAACATCTCAATCAAGTAACTGTGCATCATTCTATAGTTATAGTATTAGTGGAACATCAGGAAGTATTAATTATAACAATAACACAATTGATGTTGTATTACCTTATTCTGGGTTCTCAGGTACTTCATTCTCAGCCTTAACAGCAGTATTCAGTGCTTGTACAAGTGACGTAACTGTTAATAGTGTTGCTCAAGCAAGTACAGGAACAACAAATAATTTCACAGGAACTTGTTTAACTTATGTTTTAGTTTCTGAAGATTCTAGTGTAACAGCAGAATGGAATGTATGTGTTACATTAGAAAATCCTTGTGCTCCGGCAACACCAAGTAATTCAGGTACTAATAATACTGGAACTATTCAAACTTGTTATTCTGGAACTGTTACAGGATATGTTTATACTTTTGAAGGAACATCTTATTCAGATTACGATAATTTAGTGTTAGCTACATTACGTTCAAGAGGTGTTGCAACATATTCTTCTGATAATGGACCGGTTTATGAAGTTGCTAATTTAAGTGATGTTTCATTGAATGTTACTGGAGCTACTTATTCAGGTGTAACTAAAAACCCATATAATACTTTTGGTATTAATTTAACAAATAAAGATGGTGAGATTTTCTTCTTTGAAACATCTTTTAGTAATTCTGACCCAAAATATTTAGGTAAAGTATTTGGAATGTCTAACTTCTCAAAACCTAGAACTACTGTTCCGGTATTCGTTGAGGAAGATTTCCAAACATTATTAACTTACGCTTATAGAAAAGGTTATATTAGAGGTATTAATAGTCAATTAACTTCTTTACCGGCGGCTAAAATTGCTAGTGCTACAACGTCAATCGCTTGGTACTTGGAAAAATATCAATCTCCAACATCTCCTTGGTTAGTTTCTGAATTAAGAGGTAATAAAGTTTATAACTTATTTAAATTTACAACAATTGCTGATGGTGATGCTGCAAATACTGAAGTTAAAATTTCTATCGCTAATATTTCATTTAACAATGGAACTTTTGATGTGCTTGTAAGAGATTTCTACGATACAGATAATAACCCTGTTGTTATTGAGAAATTTACTAACTGTTCTATGAACCCTAATGACAATTCATTTGTTGCTAAAAAAATTGGTACATTAGATGGTGAATATGAATTGAACTCTAAATATGTTATGATTGAAATTAACGAAGATGCTCCAGTTGACGCACTTCCTTGTGGTTTCTTAGGTTATAACTATAGAGAATATGCTGGTGCTCGTTCTCCATTCCCAATTATTAAAAATAAATATGATTACCCTGGAGAGGTTGTTTATAACCCACCATTCGGTATTGCTTCAGGTAATGATAACTCAACTACAAGTGCTGGTGATAATGTTCGTAGAACTTATTTAGGTATTTCTGACACTATTGGTATTGATGCTAACTTCTTTAGTTATAAAGGTAAACAAGTTCCGTTAAATATTTGTACCGATACAACAGGTGATGATTGGGCTTTTAGAACAAAAGGTTTCCATATGGATATAAATGCGAGCGGTATTACTATTCCTAATACATTCTCAACTAGTGGTACTTCAGCTTTCTTCGTTGGTTCTGCAGAATTTACTTCTGACCCAGATAACGAAAGTAACCCATACTACAGATTATACGCTCGTAAATTCTCATTGTTAGTTCAAGGTGGATTTGACGGATGGGATATCTATAGAGAATCAAGAACAAATTCTGACAGATTTGCTATAGGAAAAACAGGTTACTTAAAAGGAGCTTGTGTTAGTACTAAATATCCTTCAGCAACAGGTTGGGGTGCGTTTAAACAAATCACGATAGGTGATAATAGTCAAGATTGGGCTAATACAGATTACTATGCTTATTTATTAGGTCAAAGTACTTTCTCTAACCCTGAAGCTGTTAACATTAACGTATTTGTAACACCAGGTATTGATTATGTTAATAACTCTAACTTGGTTGAAGACGCTATTGAAATGATTGAGTTCAACAGAGCGGATTCATTGTATATCACTACAACTCCTGATTACAACATGTTCGTTCCTTCAGTAGGTGAATCAACTGACTTAATTTATCCACAAGAAGCTGTAGATAACTTAGACCAAATAGGACTTGACTCTAACTATACTGCAACTTACTACCCATGGGTATTAACGAGAGATAGTGTAAATAACACACAAATTTATTTACCACCAACAGCTGAAGTTACAAGAAACTTAGCTTTAACTGATAACATCGCGTTCCCTTGGTTCGCAGCAGCTGGTTATACTAGAGGTATTGTTAACGCTGTTAAAGCAAGAAAGAAACTTACTCAAGAAGATAGAGATACGCTTTATAATGGTAGAATTAACCCAATCGCAACATTCTCTGATGTTGGGACTGTAATCTGGGGTAATAAAACATTACAAGTTAAACAATCCGCTTTAGACAGAATCAATGTTAGAAGATTATTGTTACAAGCTCGTAAATTAATCTCTGCTGTATCTGTAAGATTATTGTTTGAACAAAATGATGATAAAGTAAGACAAGATTTCTTAAACGCTGTTAATCCTATCTTGGATGGAATTAGAAGAGACCGAGGTCTTTACGATTTCCGAGTATCAGTTTCATCTGATGCGGCAGATTTAGATAGAAATCAAATGACTGGTAAAATTTATATTAAACCAACAAAATCATTAGAATTTATAGATATCACATTCTATATCACTCCTACAGGAGCTTCTTTTGAGAATATTTAATATACTTAATAGATTTTTTTACAAAAACCCTCTTTAATCGGAGGGTTTTTTTATTTATGATATATTTATAAGTATGAGACTTAAAACAATTAAGTCCAATTATTATGAATAGAAAAAGTTTAATTAAAAGAATGCTAAGAGAATTTGTCGAGGAAAGAAAATTAAGATTGTATTCTTTAGATTGGGATGACAATATATTAGGTATGCCGACTAAAATATACTTGAAGGGTGAGAATGGTGGTGTTATTGGTATGGCGACAGACGATTTTGCTGAATATAGACATTTAATAGGTAAAGAACCATTTGAATATGAAGGGGCGACTATTATTGGATTTGATGATAATGCTTATAGAGATTTTGTTCACCCAAAAACATTTTTAAGTGATACGATTAAAGCAGTTAAAAAAGATAGATTTTCACCGAGTTTTAAAAAGTTTAAAGAAACATTAATATATGCTAATCACTTTTCAATTATTACGGCAAGAGGTCACAATCCTGATGTTATTAAAGAAGGGGTTAAAATCTTTATTGATATTGTCTTAACAACTGAAGAAAAGTTGGAGATGATAGAGAATATTAAAGACACGATTAATTTTGAAGAATTAGGTGGTTTTTACAAATTAGATAATTTAAGTGATGAACAATTAATTGACATTTATCTTGATGAAAAGGGTGAGTATTATCCTGTTTCTTCAAAAGAATTTGGTCAAAGATTTAAATTAGATTCTTCCGGTGGGGCGTCAAGTCCAGAACATTCTAAAAAAATAGCATTATCTGATTTCTTAGAACAAGTATATAATAAAGTGGGGAAATTGATTCAAAGTGGTAAATACGGGTCAGTATCTTTAGGTTTTTCAGATGACGATTCAAAAAATGTTAAAAGTATTATAGAACATATAGAAGAAGAACTTATAAGAATTTATCCTGAAGTACATTTTGTTGTATTTGATACCTCTGAAGGTGGTATGAAAAAAATAGTTATTAAACGAGTTCAAGATTAAAAATACCCAGTAATTAACTAAAATATTAATTAAAATAAAATATTAGATAAAATAAAAATTAAATAATATATATTTATCATATATAGGGTAGTGTTAAAAAAAGTAAATATATGAAATAAAAAACATTTCAAGATATTTATAGTAAATAATAAAATAAAAAACTAACAAAAAAATATTATGGCGGATTTATTAATGAAAATGCCGGTTCCTTACGAACCAAAAAGACAGAATAGATTTATTATGAGATTTCCATCTTCATTAGGTATTAACGAATGGTTTGTTGAAACCGCAGCAAGACCTCATATAACAATCGCGGCTACAGAGATACAATTTTTAAATACTTCAACATATGTTGCGGGTAGATTTACTTGGGGCCAAATTGGTGTTAAATTTAGAGACCCAATCGGACCTTCAGCGTCACAAGCGTTAATGGAATGGGTTCGTTTATGTGCAGAATCAGTTACAGGTCGTATGGGTTATGCAGCAGGATACAAGAAAAACATTGACCTTGAAATGTTAGACCCAACAGGTGTTGTTGTTGAAAAATGGATATTAGAAGGTTCTTGGTTGCAAGATGTTAACTTTGATTCTTTAGGGTATGGCGCTGACCAATTAGCTAGTATTACAGCTCAAATCCGTATGGATAGATGTATATTAGTTTACTAAAAAAAACACAAACCTTTACTACTAAAAAAAATCTATATACCTCATATATTAATATGGTGGTGTATAGATTTTTATTTTTTTAATGTAAAAATGTTTATTATTACAAATAATCCCTTATAGTTTATATAAAAAGTATTTAATATGGAACAAGATTTAATAAACGCTGCGACGGAGAATTTTACTTTACCGCATGATGTCGTGACATTACCTACCGGTGGTATTTTCTACAAAAATAAGAAAAAATCGGTTAAAGTTGGTTATTTAACCGCTTCAGATGAGAATTATTTAATTAACGCTCTTTCTGGTGAAAAAGACAATGTTGTTATGACATTGCTTAAAAGTAAATTATATGAACATGATTTAAGGCCTGAAGAATTAATGGATGGTGATGTTGAAGCCATTCTAATTTTTTTACGAAATACATCTTTTGGTCCTGAATATGCAATGTCACTAACTGACCCAAAGACAGGAAAACGATTTGATACAACAATTTTATTAGACGAGTTGAATATTAAAAAAACTGAAGTAACTCCGGATACAAACGGTTATTTTTTAACTAGATTACCAAGAACTGGTGCGTCGGTAAAATTAAAACCTTTAACTTTTTCTGACACTGTTGAAATTGAAAAAATGGTTACACAATATCCTGCTGGTAGAACAGCACCAATTGTGACTTGGAGATTATTAAGACAAATTGAAGAAATTGATGGCGAGACGGATAAGAGTAAAATTGCGTTATTTGTTGATAGTTTACCAATTATGGATTCTAAATATATCCGTAAATTTCTTAATGATAACCAACCTTCTTTAGATTTAAGAAGAACAGCAATCGCCCCATCAGGAGAATTGGTATCTTTCGAGATTGCCTTTGGGGTGGAGTTTTTTCGGCCTTTCTTCTAATCATAGACAACACTTAATTGAAGAATATTATGTGATGTCTAAGTTTATGGGAATCTCATATGGGGATTTCAATACAATTCCGACATACATGCGGAAATATCTCATAAATAAAATAATAACTGATAATAGTCCAAAAGAGTCTTAAAAACCTCTATTTGGACTATTTATTTTATAATAACTAATCTAAAAAAAATATATAATATGGGTCCAGAACCAGAAAAAACAGGTGATGAAGGAAGTGCTCTTGGTTCTATTCATGACATTATAACTCGGTTAAAAGGTATTGTACATTCAAATCTTTCACCTGAAGCAATGATAGAAACTGTTGCGAAAGTAGACGAAGGGGCTCATGAAGTTATTAAAACTTTTGGTCAAGGTCGTGAGATGATTCTTGGGTTAAAAGCCACAATGACTGGTGCTGTTGATGCTGTTAAATTATTAGGTGGTGAATTTATAGATATCCAAACTATACAAACGGGTGTTGCTTCAACATTAAATAGAAATTTAGTTTTATCTAAAGAATCGTACGAAGGTCTATATGCGACATCACAACTTGCCGGTCAAAGTGCGGATACTATGATATCATCATTTAAGGATGCGGGATTTTCAGCTTATGACGCCGCGAGTAAAATGGGTGATGTAGTTAATATCGCTAGAGAAGTTGGTGTCAACGCTCAAGATGTGTCCTCCAAAGTGATTCTTAATATGGATGCTATTAACAAATATAATTTTGAAGGTGGCGTTCAGGGATTGGCTAAAATGGCGGCTCAAGCTAGTATGTTAAGAATTGAGATGAGAGATACTTTAGTTTTCACTGAAAAAGTTTATAACCCTGAAGGTGCGATAGAAACCGCAGCAGCATTACAAAGATTAGGTGTTGCTCAAAGTGAATTATTAGACCCGTTAAGGTTAATGGACTTATCTCAAAATGACCCAACTGAATTACAAAACCAAATAGTTCAGATGACTCAACAATTTGTTAAACTTAATGACACAGGGAATTTTGAGATTATGAAAGGGTCTAAAAGACAATTTAGAGAAATTGCTGAGGCAATGAAGATACCTTATGAAACACTAACTAAAATGGCTTTAGGTAGTGCGGAATTAGACGATAAAATGAAAAAGATTAGATTCCCAAATTTAGATTTATCGGAAGAACAAAGAACATTGATTGCTAATATGGCAGAAAAGAAAGATGGTACATATAAAATTGAAGTCGGTGGTGAAAGTAAAAGTATTTCTCAATTAAGTAAAGAAGATGTTGAATTACTTAAGAAAGTTGGTGAACCAAAAACTATGGAGGAGTTAGCTAGAGACCAATTAACAACTTTAGAGGATATTGAAGCTAACACTAAATATTTTGAAGGAAAACTAGCTTATACTTTTGCGGGGTCTAAAGTTAGTCAAGGAGTGTTGGAAGGAACTAGGAAAGTTACAAGAGGTATTACTAAAACTGTACCAAAAGAATTATCAATAACGGAGTTAAGAAAAAGTCTTGATTCGGCAACAACCGAAGTTGCTTCCATTGTGAAAGGTATGGGTACTAATACTATGTCAGTTTCTGAAGGTGTTGTTAAATTAAGTGAAGTTTTATCTAAAGGTGGTACTTTTATTGAGACAGCTTGGAAAAAATGGTCGGATAATTTTGAAAAAAGTTTAGATAGTGAAGGGATTAATGTTGAGAGTATTAAGAAATTATATAAAAATATGACTGATGGAAAAGTAGATACTCCTACTGGAAGTGTAGCTACAAGTTCTAATGCAGCTCTTAACAAGATAGCTGAAAATACTGTCCCAAGTGCTAAAGTTGATGATTTTATTGTAACACCCAATGGTGTTATTGAAACTTACGAACAAGATACTATTATCGGTATGACTAAAGGTGAGGAATTATTTAAGGGTTTAGGTAACAATACTAATAATAAAGATACTGCAAATACAACTACAAGTTCAACTATAAATTTTAATCTTAACCATACAATAACGATTAATAACGCTCCATCGGGTATTGATACCCAACAACTTGTTTTAGCTCTTAAAAACGAAGAAATTAAACAAAGTATATTAAAATCAGTTAAAGATGGTGTGACAAATAGTGGTAGACTTACTTCTACGAGTAATCCCCAACAAAGTATGAATTCTTTAAGGAATAGTTTTGGGGTTGTTACTTAAAAATTGATAAACACTCTATTTATAATAAAATAAATAATCCATGCCAAATAGTTTCTTATCATTTGCATCATCGTCTTCATTTAGGAATGTTCTTATGGCCAAAAATTTGGCACCATATAATGTTCAGGGTGTTTACAGTCCCCAAGTTGGGAATTTAACCTATGAAACGGTATTGGGGGATTCACAAGTTATTGATTCACCTAATGACTTAATAGCTAATGACCCTTACGCAAAAATATTATATCCATTAAATGAATATGGACCGGCCGGAGGTTATAACACAAATATAACTTTCAATGGTCCGTTATTACCTGTTACGCCAAATCAAGGACCTTATGCTCCAACACAGAGTCTTGTATTAACGAATAGTAATTACTTTTTAAATGTTGATAGATTTTCACCATATATTAGTAATATCTTTACACCGGATGGAGGTTATAATGAAATATTTGATGTTATAACTAAAGCTTTTACATATCGTTATGCGACATTATACGGTACTACATTTATACCTTCAGCATATTCTCCATTATCAATCTTGTTATCAGATGACCCTTCAGGTACTAATGGTTTATTATCCCAAGATTCTTTCATTGCTAAAATAGGTGCGTTAAGATTAAAAGGGTTGTTTAAGGAACGAATTGATATTGAAATTCGTAAACGAACCATAGGTCAAGTTAATCTACAGGCGTTACAAGACCCATTTGAGATAAGTTTATTATTATCTGGACAACAACCATTAATATTTAAAAATTGGCAAATTACGGTAGCGGAAAACCCTATTATTGCCGCTGGTGATTTGGCTACAAGAATTTCAGGGGCTTATTGGCCGGTATCTTTAATTCCTGGGGATTATTTTGATGATAACACCGAGAATGGTCAGACAAAACAAACC